CGGACTATTTGGGTTCTTGGCTGCGGATGGATGTTTCTTCATCTGCCCTGCACTACGGGCGCAGTAGGCATTACCCTTTGATGTGCCGGGACGAACACGCGGGCCGCCACCTTTAGCCTTGCCAGCTTGACCGTAGGAAACACGCTTGCCGCTGCTTGTAACTTTGACACGCGCTTTTCCTTTAGCTGGCCTAGCCACTATTTCTTGCCTTTGCGCGGCTTCGCCATTTTCATTGGCTTGCCTGACTTGGCGCTGGCTTTCTTCGCAGCCGCCATGCCTTTTTTGCCATAACTAAACTTCTTTCCACCAACGCGGGGCATACCAATCTCCTTGTTTAAACAGGTTGTTCCGGCGCAGCTTGCTCTGGCGGGGCTTGTCCCGCTGGGGCTTGCTGCATCATCTGCATCATTTGTTGTTCCACTTCTTGCCGTTCTTCGTCACTGGTCCGCAGACTTGTCGGCACGCCCAGCTTGTCGGCAACATAGTCAGCAACCGCATCCGCTTTCACGGTGCTTTGCGCCACTGGACCCAGGCTTGTGCTAATCTGCGCCCATTGCATCGCGTCTTGGATGTCATCCAAGTGCTGTGCCTTGGCTAACGGGCTAACCGGAACGACACGCACCTCTAGCCCGTTCACCCGCAACGGTAATGCAATCAATCCCGCCTCGTTCATAATGTACATAGACCGGCGGACTAACGGCACCATGGTTTCCGTTATCAATCTGCCGAATGCTGACCCCAAGTTCGTTGCAAGCTCACGCATCCGTTCTACGATTTCCGTAGCGCTGCGAGCGCTCATGTTGTCAGGCGGCAACGAGTCATCAAGCAACGTGCGCTTAATGTTCATGCGTAAATCTTGCAAGACGATCTGTGTCAGTTGCAGATCACCGGCACGTTGCAACGGTTGCAAGGATGATCCTCGCGCACCGCCGTTTGACGCCACAGGGATAACGGCACCCGGCACGATACGAATCGTCTGCGGGTTGAGGACACCATCGTCTACGGCTGTGTAAACGCCGCTAATGTTTAGGCTGGCGTTTTTAAGCAACAACTCCACAGCTTTGTTCAACGTCAATATGTCGCCAAGCGCGGAAACAACCGGGCCTCTGCCCATGACTTCACCGGCAACCTTACTAAACCGGCTCACAATCCACGGTGATGTCGTTAGTTCACGATATACCAACATAGACGATTCGTTGTCGCTGGATTTATAGCAAACATAATAGCCATACCCGCCCTCTTGAACATTGAGGATTGTCGACTCTTGCAAGCTCACCATTTCTTGCGGTGCGTCCACGATCTTTCTTTCGAGAACAGCGGGCAATTTTGCATCAGGCCAGATCACTTTGATGTTTTCCGCTGCAACACGCATCTTACGATACACGTTCTCAACAGTGCCTTGCGGGCCTTCCTCAAGCGCTACGAGGTATTGCGGGATCGACTGAAACCGTATCGGTTGCAAATCATCGCCGGGCTGCACCAACATGACCCCAGTGCCAACACTCAGGTCTAAAAGAAACTCGCCCATGGCAAGATCGAAATTGGTTTGCCGCAGTAGGCTAAAAAACTTCTTTGAGATAATCTGCAAGCCCTCGCGGACTTCTGGCTGGCTTTCTGGCGGAATGTCAGTGCCAGGAAACAACTCCATCCAACTTTTATCAGGCGGGAAAAGGCCGGACTGTAAGCGGTTGGCGAATCGTTGCACGCCATGAACGGCAGTGGAATCGAAAACCTGTAGGTTCTTTACCCGGCCTGATTGACCGTCTTCCCAATAGCCATCGTAAAGATTACGTTGCGGCAAAGCATACTGGTAACACTGCTCGTAGAGATTGCGCCAATTCTCTTTGCGCGACCAAGCAGCGTTATACCGCTTGGTCAACATGCCCGCCGACATTTTCATCAGACGTTTATTCCGGCCCTTGACCGATTATAGGTTGGGCCAAGCGTTTGTTGCGCGGGCACACCCATAAACGGATTGTCACGGTTTGCCAGAAGTAACCTGTTTCCGCCTGTCCGCCTTGCGCGTTTCCTTGATGCCAACTCTCGCTGGCTTTCGCGCTCCCGTGCCTCTAGCCGTTCCTCTTGCTCCCTCTGCGCTCTGAGCATTTCGGGATCGGGACCGGGAGGAGGTGGCGGAGGTTTCGGTGCTGAGAATATGCCGCCCATCTTTTAACCTCGCAAATAAGTGAAAGTCTGCACCATCCGGCCCAAACTGCCGTGCGGTGCCTTCTTGCTCAAAGTACAAGGACTTTGCCCACTTGATAGCCCGTTCATTTTGCGAATGTATCCAGATTTGTATGCGAACCAGAGATAACTCTGACATATAAATGTCTAGCACCATCTTCGTGCATCGGTGAAAAGTCCGCGCAGATGATGCCAGATTGACATCAGTGATCATCCAAAGCTCTGCAACCCCTGCCCACAACGGCACGCACCCAAACATGCACACAGGTCTGCCATTAGTGATGCCCATGTGAGCGTGCCCGATCTCTGCATACCCGGCTAACACGCCATGGAAATTTGGGATATTGTCAAAATACGTTCGATCTGTGCCGCGTGGCTCCAGCATCGGCAACAGAGCCGGTTCAAAATCTATGATCTTGTGCGGCGGCTTGATCTTAACGTGTTCGTTTAAACGCTCTATGTCTTCAAGCAAAGACATTAAAATCACTACTTGCAACAGGCAGCTTGGCCCACGTTGCCGGGCGTCTGGTCATGCGCTTATGCTCACCACCACCCAGCACCAGATAGCCATACGCGTCACCAATATGGCTGTGTTCGTTTTTATTCGGCACATCGCGGAAGCGTTCCTGACCGCTGCCCATACTGACGCGGCTAAAGTGATACCCGCCAGCCAACGCCTTACGGGTCCGGTTGCATTTTTTGTCCACAAGCAATCCGGGTTTCTTGTCAATAAACCTGATCATGGGTGCCGCCATGGCTTCGCGCCGTGTCTTCCAATCGTTCGTTGCGGCGGGCCGCGCTAACATGCCAATTGTCTTCAAGAAATCGAACGCGGTTACTTCATAAATTTGGTCACGTTGCTGACCAGCCGGATCGCCCCATATCATCACTTCCGCTTTTGGGAACATCATTTCCAACTCAGCTTTGAGGCTATTGCAAAACCTTTCCAGGCCCATATCGAACGTCACCAGTTCGTGCAGTATGCGCCATTGCCCGGATGAATGGCGCTGCCCAAAACACGCGGCGGGCGTTAGTCCAAAGTCCAAACCTATCTGCACCGGCAGACTTGGATCGTACTGCAACCCGTCTACAGTCATCAGGTCATCGTCGTATTCCGGCGTGATGCTCTTGCCTTCTTGGACGTATGTGTATTCGCCTTTCGCGTAACACCGAATCCAATCAAGGTTCTTGCCGCCGACAAGCTGTTCATAGTAGCCATCAGGTAGATTATGGATGTTCTCCGCTACCGGATTGGTCATCCACCACTTGCCCGCGCTCTGCACAAACCCGTTGAACTCTGGTTGATCAGGCAAGTCCTCGCTTGACGTTTCCAACACACCTGACGGTTGCCGGAAAAACTGCCACGCAAATTTCCCCCCCGGCGCTTCCTTGCCTTCCGCCAGCCTATACCAGTAGTGATCTGAATCCATGGGGTTGGTATCGGCCCATATACCGCGCCATGTTGCCCCGCCATCTGCTTGTGTCGGGTATCTGCCGACACGGTGCGACAAGCCATCGATGATTGCCTTGGGTAACTCTCGGCACTCGTTGATCCAAGCGCCGGTTAGTTCGAGGCTAAGTAACTTCCGTACATCCTTGGGCTGGTCAAGAGCCAGAAATATGACTTCGCAATCCACGCCATGCGCGTCACCACGGGACGGTAACTTGATGTGATGCGTGATGGGTGGCGACCAGTGCGCGTTGCCCCAAATATTCTCTGGAAAAATTTCCATCCACGTTTTCAGTGTCGTTGTCTTCAGCATGGGGTAGCTGTTTCGGACTACGGCGAATCGCGTGTAACGGATGCCATCACGCGGGCTAGGCTTTTGCCTGACGGCCCGCAGCATAATCTCCGCAGCACAAGCGTAACTCTTGCCGCTGCCCACTGGACCCATGATCCCACGCACGAAACTGTCATCGCGTAGAAACTTCCAGACAGTCGGTGCCGTCGAGAAATCTAAGTTCAGATTTGCAGCTTCAAAATTACTCATTTTTTAATTCATAGGGATGAGGGGCAACCCAATGACCTAATCTTTAGATAAAAACCCCTCATCCCCGTTATCGCGGCTCATTCCGCGACTTTTTCCTGTTGTTCTTGAACTTGCGTAACCTCTGGCCCAACCATTGTGATGCCGACAACGCTAGGCGTGTTCACATCCGCTTTGTGTTGTTCCAAAAGTCCCGCGCTCTTTGCCAGCACGCGCAAGACGCTAATCTTGTCGTGCATCTCCAACTCCAGCGATGGCTCACCATTCTCTGACTTGGACACGCGAATCTTCTTGATGGCACTGGCTACGTTGTCCGGTATGTCGGCACTGGCCTTCACCTTCACGTTGCCCTCAGAATCCCAACTCAACACATCCGTAATGTTGGCCCGCGCTATATCGATCAACGCTTGCGCGACACCTTCCTTGTTGTGCGCGATAACTTGGGACCGGCCTTTCAACCGGTCTTCAAGTTTCCGCACACCACCGAATCGACCTGTTGGGCTTGGGCTACCAGACACTACTTCACCACCTTTGTTGCCAGAACGGCATGGGCTGCGTGATGCCCAATGTCTTTGTTGATGCGCCAGCCATCCGCGACATACGCATCAATCTCATGCCATCCAATATACCGCGCTGTCAATTCTTGCCAATCCCTTTTGGCTTCGTGACAGTCATCAGAACGGCGCTTTGTTTTTGTCATAAGGCTTGGCAACCATCAGGACGCATTCGAGTTCCCCGTTATCGTTCATCTTTGGCAACGGCACAGAATCCAGAACAATGTTGAACCCCTCGCCTGACTTCCACGGGAACATTGCGCCTATCTTGTGGCCGCGCTCCTTACCTTCACGGTCTTTCTTCATCGTCTTCACTTCAAAATATTCAGCCATTAAATCGCTCCTTCAGTTTTTCTAGGTACAAGATTGCGTCCATCAATTCCTCTTGCGCGTCCTCAATCCATTCGAGGACAGGCTTGTCAGCATCGGCCATGGACACACCGAATCGCTGCATTCCTTCGTCGCTGCGCCGGATAAACTTTGCCAGCACGCGGTTGACTACAGGGTCTTGAGTTTCACGCACTGCGGATGCTCTGCATCTGCCGCTGGGTAATAGCGTGGTCTATTGCCACCAGCATCAATGTCCGCCGCTGGCATCGCCACGCTATGGCATCGCGCATTTCCGCCCAGGCCGGAAACCACTCACAGGAATCCAAGAGGCTGTTCAAACCTTCCTCGACGGCATCTGCCGGGTACTCCCGCAATTTGTCTACATAACCGGCCAGCATCAAATCCATGTGCGCGGCATCCAGATTGCGATGCTTCATCATCATCTGCATCTGCGCCAATAGCTGCACCAGCCGCCCCTCATCAGCGGGCTTAGTGGTCTGCAAGACGTAATCTCTGGCACGTTGTAAATCTGCCACAGTCATGTCAGCGGGAAGTTGGATGCCAACCAGATCAAACTCATTGGACAACCTTTCTTCGATCCTGAAACCGCTGTGCCGCTCCAATGATGTCACCGCGTCCCGGTCTAGGCTCAACGCGCTCTGCCGTGACTCCCTTGACTCGATTATCTGGTTCATCTTGCCACCTCTCTTGGTTCAACCATGTCGCTGGGTGGCATGTGAAATCAGGGTCCGGGTTGTATCGGGCCAACCCAGCCATGATGATTCCGTGATCCACCTTTTTGATTGCTTTCTTGTACGCCTTGCGTGCTTCGCCCTTGGCAACACGCCGGGGATATTGCTTCCAAAATTCTTCAAACTTATCGGGGGGCTTATATAAAGATACGTTAGTATCTTTATCTATAGGTATGGGTATGGGTGTGGAGGCATCCGTTTCGCATTCCTCCACAGATGCGTCTGCATTCTTGGTTTTCTTTGTTTTCCGTGACTTAGTGTAGTCCCTCTTGTGCGCGTTGGCTGAGTTTATCTTGGATCGGTTGACAACATACGACCTCTCTTTAAGTAATCTTTTCTGCGTCCAGCAACCGTCTTCAAGCGTCCAGAACTCCAGCACCGCATCCTTGATATTCTTCCATTGTCGCGGTCCCAGCCCAGCAAATCTTGCCAGCAATTTATCGTCATCAGGCAGATCGCAATCAGGTCTGCGCCATGCCACCATCAGCAAAAGCAAATACGCGCCATGCTCCTGTGTAGACAGATGCCTTGTGTCTGCAAGATACGCATCAGTCCACAGCGGCATACTTGGGTAACTAGCCATGAGTAAACTCCATCAAATCAATTTGCTCCGGTTGCTGGTGCCATCTAATCTGCGGTTGCACGCTATCCCATCTTGCAGCCATTCCCCGGATCGTGTTCTGTTTCCGATTATTATTCCTTGCAATGTCAGCACTATCGACTGACCCAAACGGGTACAGATGACCGACGCCCTGCATCCGCAAACCATGCAAAAACGGCAACCGGCCTCGCTTACTGACCTCGTTAAAAACGTGCGTCATACGTCTATGCCAGCTATCTGTTCCGACATCAGGCCACTCACCGGCGGAGCCAATGCAGACGCGAGGCCACGCCTCAATCAAACGAAACAACCGGCCCATACTTTCGTCTATGTGCCACACAGGTGATCCCCGATGACCATAGGGCCATTGCTCGACTAACAAATCCTGGGTCTGTTCATCCGCATCGATTACGTCAGGAATAATTGCCCATGTCGTTGGGCAATCCAGATAAACGTCCACCCACTCATAAAAGGCACTCCAATCCGCTGTTTTACCGCTTTTCCATACCGAAAACGCACCGTTGTCGAGCAAGCAACTCTGCCCGATCTGATGGCTAATCATCGCCGCGGTTGGGTAGGCATGACTGACAAGCAAATGTTTCCCCGCTAACTCTGTGAGCCGGTGATGGGGATGAATATCAGCGCAGTGATAGTGGATCATTAGGCCTCGCAGACCGTTTTCACGCCTGAGTGCCAGCCTGTTGAGATCACCCTCGCTCCCAGAAGTCTTGCAAGGTTCTCTGTCAATGTTTCTTGAAACGCTTCAGGTTGATCCTTAGTGAATCGCAAAATGTCTTCAACAGGGATTGTCCTGTCAGAGATAACCTCGACCTCATAGACATCTTTTTTCTTATCAACTGGACAGACGGCTTCGATTGTAAATGTGTACGTTACGCGCATCTCTGCCTCACGATCTGCCAGACAATGAGCGCAGCAATCATCTTGCTGACCGTCATGGCAATCACACCACTCCAACTAAGGTGGTTGATGACGGCCAAGAAAACCGCTGAATCAACAGGCGTTGCAATCGCGCTTGACCACAAAATCCGCTCATGCAGCGGCTTCTTGGTAAAGCTGTAAACGGCCCAATCAGCAAACTCTGAAATCAAAAAGGCGGCTAGGCTTGCCACCGCAACAAACGGCGAGGCCATCACATAAGACAACGCGGCGGCAACCAGCATTGCAATGATCACACGATGACCGATTTCGCGCTGGACGTAGTCGCGGGCCACAAAAATTAGGCCAACAATCAAACTCATTGGGGGCCACATTTCGCCGCCGGGCAGTTCTAGCAGCGGGACTACTGTGAAGCCCCAATTTACTAGGACAATGAGCGCAATGTAACCAACCGTATATTTGACATTAGCCATGTTTCCACCTTCCTACTTCATCACCTATCGCGTCCCAGCCCGTGCGTCTGGTGCGGCTGAACATTTCCAGATACGGCCCTGGGTATAGCGCTTCGATGCGTTCATACACTTCGTCAGGCTTACGGCTATGCTCACGCCTGGGTGACATCACTACCTGATGCACACCACCACTCACACGCTTGGGCTTGCCTTTGGTTGCAATCAGGCAAAGCTCGACATTCTGCCGCGTGTGATAGCCTAGCCCCATGAACAAAGAACCGGATCGACTATTCGTCTTAACCCAGCAGAACCCAACCGTCTTAAACGTGAATCCCCAAGCATCAATAAGCTGCAAGCCTTGACCAAGCATCGAATTGAGAACCCACAGAAATAAAACACTGTCATCAGCGGCAACACGGCTAACAGACATACGATGAAGATCATCCTGTTCCATGACGTTGTAATGGTTCTTCGCACTGCGACCTTCCCCCTTTGCACTCCGCGCCTTCCAACTCCACGGCGGGTCCGCAAGTATCACGCTGTAACTCACCGGCTGGCTCCGTATTCCCATTCGCTGCGCTTCACACACACCGGGCAAATATCCCAGCCGCCAGGAATAAAATCCTCGAACACCTTCTCTTGCCTGACGCCAAACTCGTTCATAAACCCCTGCACAACACGGGTTTGCCACCGCTCATCGCGCCAGATCATGCCTGTACCTCGGCATTCAAAGCAGTCAATGGTGTAACCATGATCATCACGCCGTTCTGTACGGCTTCGCGGTCCCACTTCATGTGCAGATCGTGGACTAGGTGATCGTTCGTGATCGCGTTGATATGCTGAAGTGTGTCCAACAGGCATTTGGCTAGGTTATCCAAGTCACGCACGCGCTTGTCGGGCGGTGCTGCCAAGATTTCGCACCGGACAGGCATGTCGAAAGGTGGCTCAAGCGTCCTGTGCAACGCTGCACATTCGTCCAGATACGCCCGGTACTGCTTCGTGCGGTAAACACCACGCGATGTGTAGCGCCACAGGCGATTGACGGACGGCGGATAGCGGAGCAAGTAAACGCGCTCATTCATATTTGCCCCGTTGCGCGAATAAGCCGCTTGAACTGGTTCAGACGGTCCTCATTCGATTCCTCGCGGACCTTCAACCCGTTCACGCACAGATCGATAATCAAGTTACCCATCGATCTGCGTTCCAAAGCGGCCTGGGCCTTCAATGCTGCGCGTAAATCGTCGGGTAAACGCACCGTTGTCTGGTGAAAGCTAGTCATTACACTCCTCCGCTGTGGCTCGTATCACTTCAGCTATGTCAAGCTCCCCACGATCAGGTTGCTTTCGCGCATATCCAGCGCTGATGAGCTTGTCCATGCGTGCTGTAAGGCCTGCAAAGTGGACGAGAAGGGCTATTGCAACGGGTAAACGCTGGCTTTCTGGAAGCGCTTCGATTGCGCGGGTTGCGGCGGTTAGCATGGGAAACCTCGAAATATTTTTGTGAGATCCCCTATACATGACCGGCAGGGCCGGGGGGGCAAAAGGTGGGTCAAGCCATTGTAATTGCTGATCTTTTTTATCATCTGTCACATTTCCATTCGACCATTTAGCCTTGGGACGCCTGTTTAAACGCTGCCATTGTCGGTGGCGCTGACCGTCGCTTGTCGCGGCACTCTGATAGTGCTTCTATCGCTGCGGCCTTGCTGCCTTCAATGTCCAGGCATTGGGTGGCATCATGAATAGCGCGTTCATTTACTATGCGGACCTCGCCTGTCGTGGCACTCACTTGATGGACGAACCAATGCGCTAAAGCATTAGCCTCAACTAGTCCCAACTGGTCCCCTTCAATCCCATGCTTACCCGTGCCGTTGTCCGCCGTTGTTTCCGCTGCTGGCAGGTCATCTTCTATAATAGGGGCCGGATCATTCTTGTTGAGATCGTCAATCAAATCGTCTTGCGTCAACCGGGCGTCATATATTATCCGCCAAACCGCGCCCATAACGTGACGCCATTTCGGGTGATCTCTATAGACTGACACTCTCTCTATATAGCCAAGGCGCTTCGCCTTTATCAGCAT